CTGCTGTCGATGCGCATGCGTTCAGAGCCGCCAGTAGCAAAAGCTAGTGTGTCCGCAGCTGCTCTAAACATGCCAGTGTTGTCGTCTCCATAAAAAGTATAGCTAGGGAAAGTATTACTGGCTTGTGCGTTTTGCAAAACAGGATAACCAGTTGCACTATTAACACCAACTGAGTTTGTTAGTGTAGCATTACCACTACCGTCAAGGGTCATACGTGTTGCGGTACCAGCACCTAAAAATAGTTTATCATCCGTGTGGTTATATTGAACATAACCAGCGTATCTGCCTGTTCCTGATGTAGCATCGCCAAAATGAATTGTGTTGTAGCCATTTGTTGCTGCAAGCATTTGTATGATGGTGCTTGCGGTAGATGTGCTGCCTACTTGTAAAGGGCCATATCCAGCGTGTGCCGATGTCCCTAGTAATAGATTACCGCTGCTGTCGATGCGCATGCGTTCTGGATAGGTTCCAGCGCCAAAACCATAGAAAGCAAAAGCATCAACTCCCGCAGGTTGTCCAATACGCCAGTTTGCTACACCAGCTTGGTTTATCGCTAGTTTTGATCCATACGTCCCAGCAGTTGTTGCAAAAGTACCAAGTATACCATCCGTTGGAAGCCCAGATGCATGAATAGCACTAACTGGCGAACTCGTTCCAATCCCGACATTACCGCTGCTGTCGATGCGCATATACTCCTTAGTATATCCTTCAAAAGCTAAATAGCCATCAGCATTTGCTGTCGTGAATATTTGTATTTTAGTACCGCCAGAGGTATTCCCAGCATTAAAACCAATCCGACCATTTGTGTGCGTAATTTGCAAAGGGGCAAAAGGCGAACTCGTCCCAATCCCGACCCGTCCACTGCTGTCGATGCGCATGCGTTCTGAGCCATTGGTTTCAAAGTAAGCATTATTGCCTACAGCGCCAATATAAACAGTATCACCACCAGTGTCTTTGAAATTTAAATAAACACCAGTAGAAGAGCCTTCTAAACGGGCAACAGTTGTTGAACCATAAACATGAAACTCATGTGCTGGCGAACTCGTCCCGATCCCGACCTGACCAGAGCTGTCGATGCGCATGGCTTCTGACCAAGAGATTGCTGCATCTGCACCGCCTGACGCAGCGGTATACCATACATGCTCTGCATCATTATGGTCATATCGTGCTGCATAGTCTGAGTTAATATATTTCCAACCAGTGCTTGCCCTGTAAGCATTGCTCGTAAGAGACATAAAGGATGTAGAATCTGTGCCAGAAAGAGCCGCAGCAGCTCCTAGTTGTAAAGGACTAAAGTCTGGATTAACTCCACCATCTGACCAGCTTTCTAAAGTTACTCCAATTCCGATATTGTCAGCCGTGACAGTGCCAGTTACGTCAATACCTGTGGAGGTGGTGGCGAGGCGCTGAACCCCTGAATTATATAGCTGTACCGCTGGTGTGCCGCCCGTGTGATTTACAATCAAACCTACGTTTGTGCCTGTAGATAACCGTAAATCATTGCCAGAGCTTAACAGATCAAAGCGACCCGTTGATCGAGCATCAAAGTATGTTCCATTCCATTCAATGTAAGCATCGTTGCTATCACCGAAACGCATTCTATCGCCATCACCAAGATCAATGGTCTGAGCCGTAGCGCTATCTACAGTGATCGTTGTGCCGCTAACCGTTAAGTTACCCTGAATCGTTAGATCCCCGGTCATGGTATCGCCGGATTTAGATACCTTTGCGGATATCGTAGCAATGTTGGATGCAACAGTATTTACATCAGCAATGTTAGTCGCAACCGTTCCAATATCTGTGCCATCGGCAGCGACAGTTGTAACATCGCTACTAATCCCGGCCACTGTCGTAACATCAGAGCTAATCCCAGCAACAGTCGTAACATTTGCAGATACACCAGCTACCGTTGTGATGTTAGAGTTATTACCCGCAACAGTGTTAATGTTAGTGGTATTACCCGCCACCGTTGTGATGTTGCTATCAATCCCAGCAACCGTATTTACGTTTGATATGTTAGTCGCAACCGTTCCAATATCTGCCTCATCCGCAACCACGCTTGCAATGTTGGATGTAATACCAGCAACCGTTGTGACGTTCGAGCTGATCCCCGCAACAGTGGTTACGTTCGTTGAAATCCCGGCCACAGTTTGAATTGCATCCGTTGCATCTGTCCCGTCCTCAATATCAGCAAGCGTAGCAATATCCGCTGTGATCGATGCCAGTGAAGAAACATCCGCGATGGTTGGGCCAACCTCTGGATCACCAGATGTCGCATTGAATCCCAAGACTGTTCCTTTGCGGTTGTCTTTTGTCGGTAACTCGAGATCTGTGTAAACATCCCCAGGGTTTGTTTTGATTGTGCGCCCAACCTTCTCGTCAAGCTGTTGAGTCATAATCACCAGGCTATCAAGCTGTTCATTCAAGCTCGATGCCAGGAGATCCCCGGCTGTTACAAAGTCTGTTGTCCTGGATAAATCCCGACCACCGATGATTGTCAGAACGTCAGAGGAAATGAGAGCTTGTCCCGCATCCAATGTAATCGATCCCGTGCCGTTCGCGTTTGTCGTAACGGTGTAATGTGTTGTGAGCGTGAGTAGTGTGGTGTTTTTATAAACAGCAATATCCGCATCAGCGAGGATGTTGAACGTAAAGGCAAACGGCCCAGTTCCGGTATTGCCTGTGAACTGAACCCTACGAGTAACCGGGTTGATTGCGATATCGGCCATCTATATGCTCCGTTTGTTTATCCGGTTTATACCAGATGTTGCGTTGTAATCCAACATATTTACCTAAAACCCCCACCCGTAGCGACGATACTAGACGGACGTAACCAAAACTCTGTATCGTTCTCGCGTTCTACTCTTTTCTCCATTCGGCGAAGATACCCAGGATTTACACTTTCCTGTAGCTGGTACCAGATCATATAATCCATAGCTTGCTTGGTGTAGAACAGGTTTCCGAATGGTATGTTGCCCTTAAGAAATCTAATCACATCGCCGCTGATATCTTCCTCGCCGCCCATAACGACACCTCTGGTGCGCTGCAACAGATCCACTAGCTCAGATGCCTCTGTAACCGCTGGACCCGCTAAGGTTTGCAATGTTCCGCCGCCGTATCTATTGGCCTCACCAAACAAAAAGTCGCCATAGATACCTAAGCCACCACCCTGCATCATTGCTGCAATGAATGCCTCTGGGCTTGGCTCTCGCATTTCACGGCCTTTCGCAACCTCTTTAAGCTGCATTACATAGTAGCCCATGATAGTTGTGCCTACGACTGTATTCACAAGCCCCATGTTTGCACCGATGCCGCGTTGTAATTGCTCCACACCATTCGCTGCACCCTGCCCATATAGCTGTCGCCCTAATGGCTTTGTAAGCGCCGTGACACCGAACGATTTAAACTGTGTTAAAAAACGAATACCCTCACCCGCCAATGTTCCAGGTCTGTAGCCGCGCCGCAGCATGGCACGTTCTCTAGCGCCTGGGGATGGAACTGCGTTATCAGCCTCAGATGTAAGAAGGGCAAAGAATCTCTCGCGTAGTCCGGTATCTTGTATCTCACCGGGGATCAGGTAATCACGGCCATCTGGGCCTTTCTTAACGTCATTGCGAGCTTTGTTCCAAGCGCCCTCATCAATCTCATAGATTGATAGCAACCGCTGTAGATCATCAGGCAGTTCATTGAATGCTTTGCTTGCCTCACGGCCAAGATCGTTTGAGATCATCAATGTGACGCCGCGCTTGTTGCTCTCAGTCCAAGGCTGCAATAGGTTTAGCTTAAAGAACATAGACATAACTTTAGATGTTTGCCCCGGTACATCATCAGATGCATTGAAGCGGCTCATAAAGTCACCAAGCTGCCCCTCGATCCCAACACCTAATCGATCAGAGAACTCGCGCATTTCACCAGCATTCATGCCACGGAACACCGCAGTAAGTGCATCACCCCATGCATCCATCAGTGAACGACCCTGATACATTCTATTGCTTGCTATGAACGCAACGTCTGATAGGGCAGATATCCATGCGCCACCCAGCTTTGCCATTGTTTGCACCGCTCTGAACCAATGCATCCAACGTGCTATCTCGGTATGCGACCCCAAATTTACATCGCCAGAAACCTCGGCATAGGCCGCCTTGAACGTAAGGGGCGCACTCTCCCTCTTAAGTCTCTTAACCTTCTTAAGATCACCCTTGTGCTTTTCTAACAATCTTTGTTGTACGCGCTCAATCATGGCCTCTGGGTTTGTGCCAAACACTTGCATCAAAGCAGTAGATCGCATTGATGAGTTAATATCTTGCAAGAACGCCTCGCGCAAAGATGCACGGCCATACGCTTGATCGTACTCAAACCAATCATCTGCGCTCTTGTAAGTAAACAATGCCGAGGCGCTTTCACGCTTTGCTAAGTTGCCTGGGCCTTTGAACGCCTTAGATATCTCTGTTCTTTCTGTCTGCGAGCGAACACCAGTAATGATTGAGTCATAGGATCTCTCTAAGAACGCAATGCGCTTCTTGTACATCTCATCTATGAACTTTGCGTCTCTGGTCCCCTCTGGGATCTTAAACTGGCCCTCGGCAGTCTTATCCCAATTCAGACGCTTATCGATCTCTTGCACCCATTCTGTCTTGCCAGCTTTGACCATGCGGCGGATATCATGGCTCGATCCAACAACACGACCCTCTTTGAGCCGTATATAGGCACCAGCTTTGTTTTCACGCTGCAATGCTTGGCGCTGATACTTAAACATGATCTCTGCCATTCTTTGCGCATCAATGCTTACATCCGCTAATTCTGCGCGTGGCTTTGGATTGGGCGTGTTCAAGTTGCCTAGCGCACGGGAAACCTCTAATTCGAAGTCACCTTTCATGTTATTGAACTTTGCGTGTAGACCAGAAGCTTTTAGATCAGCGATAAACCCACCCATAAACTCACTGACCAAGCCCTGATTGATAGAGTCCACAGATTTACTAGAGCCTTCGAATACGGCATTTACGCCAACAAGTAGTGACTCCAAGCCCAATGATGGATCGCCAGTAAGCTTATCGGCTGCATCAGCACGGGCCATAGCCTTTTGCTCAACCATAATGTTGATGTATCTATTCCGGCGCTCAATCTTTCGTGCAATATCTGCATCTTTGATTAGGTTATTGCCACGCTCAAAGATCGCTTCCTCTACTTCATCCAAACGACCAGCCGCTTGCCGGGCTTTCTTTTCTGCCTGTAGCTCCTCGATGATCTCCACAAGCTCATCATCAGATAGTCGCTTGGCATTTGCCTTATCGATTTCTGCTAAACAATCTGCCATCTACGACCTCGCCACACATCTAATACCAGCTTGGATAACCTCGACACGCGCCTCATGGTTGCGATCTATTTCATCCATTTCTTCTAGGGAACGTATCTGTTCATCTGTCAATTCGTCAGATGCCCGAGCCGTTTCAATCATTTGCTCTCGACGCTCATTGATTTCATCGAACGGGATTTCATCAGTTACCTCATCGGCCCTTGCGGATGCCTCGAAGTCGGCAAGCTTTTCTGCCTCTGGGCGAACTGTTGTCTCAGCAATCATGCGAGATCTAACGTCCTGTACTTTTATCGCTACGGCTTGCGCTGCGTCTACTGCATCCTCGCCAGTACGCGCCATGCGGTCTGAAATTAAGGCAACCTCATCATCAGTAATATTCTTCATTCCAAGCATTTCTAGCTCGTCACGAACATCCGATCTAAATTGAAGTTCTCTCTGTAAGTCATTTTCTGCCTGATAGTATTGACGCCACTGTTCAGCTTCAAACTCATCTGCTTTAGAAAAAGTAAAGTTGCCACGAATTTCATCGCGCAACCGCTCAACTAATTCATTTGGATCACGGGCGTCCAAGAACCCGTTTTGATAAGCAAGATCTGCCATTTCATCTAAGTTTGCATCGGCGCTTGTGTTACTTACGCGATTGATCTGCGTACCTTTACTGTTCTTATATGAACGCGCACCTTCTATACCTATTGACGCAAGCTCTCCCCGAAACACTGGATCTTGGTCATTAATGCCACCCTTTGATCTAACAAACTGTGACAGCGTTTCTGGGGGTTTGACTTTTGTTGGCGCAATCAAATCAACTTGTATATTTTGATCTAGGGCAAACTTACGAACCGCCATATCATGGGTGATCTGACCGCCCATAACCCCATACATCTTGCGCACCTTTGCAACCGCCTCGTTAGATCGAGCAATCGCATCCGCTTCTGTCTCAGTAATATCATCAGCTAATTTTCTAACTTCGAGGACATCCCCGTAGTCAGTCATGTCAATAGCCTCTTTTACCTTCACTGATCTTGCAGCTATAGCACCGCCAACAGTACCAATAGCGCCACCAAGGAAAAACCCAGCTCCGACATTGAACAATGCATCAGACATTGTGTAGTCAAGTTGCTGATTTTGTGATAAACTGAAATATACTGGCTCGGTTATGGCCGCACCAAACGCGCCCTCTCTGGCCCCGGTATAGCCAGATCCCTTGATCTTTCCATACTTTGCAATCGCCCTGCCGCGCCCAGCTTGCCCAACGATAGGAATAAACATCGAGGCAACTTCTAGTGGATCTACCGCCATAGCAGCGATGCCGCCAGCGAATTGAACTGCACCAGGGATAATGCCTTTAGGGCCAGCTTGGATGATAGCGTTTCTAATCGCTTCTTCTTTTTTGCCCTTATAGAGTATCTCGGCTTCTTCTTCTGACATTGGCCGATCAAAGTTTAGAAGATCACCGTACTTTTCTGTAAGCTCATCAACGCCCTTTAGGACGCCCATTTCGATAGCTTTTTCTGTAACCCGATCCGTTTGATAGTTTCCTATTTGTGAGAACACCTCAATCGAGCGGCGGCGTAATCTATCCCGCTCAATAGGATCGGACTCATTCATTAACTGATCCCGAATTTCGTTTTGCTCATCAAGCAATTCGGACTCAATCTCTAAGTAGGCTTGGCGTCTAGCATCTGTATCTGCCGAGCTTTGATCAAGAGCAGTTAAGGCCAGTGTACCCATTGTGGGCATATCAAAAGATGCAGCGAATTGGTCAGTTAGCGTAACCGAAAGCTCGTTCCCTGCGATCTGTCGCAGTATTCTATTTTCCGTTTGTAACTGTCGTGTTCGCATCTACTTACTCTCTGCTTTTACGGAATGCTGCAAACGAAGTCATTTCATCTGGGCCAATATCTGGGTTTCTAACTTCACTCAAAAGTAAATTGAAATATTCCCTTTTTTCCTTAGTAGTCGCATCATCAGGATACTCAGTCAGATATTTTTGCTGTAGATCTGTCTTTGCTTTGTTTCTTTCTGCAACACTTGCAGCCTGATCCGCTGGTACTGGCTCGGCAGTAAATCTAGTACCCGTGTCTACTGGCTGCGCTTCTTCTAATGCTGCCATGCCAGCCTCAAAGCCGGGAGTACCTGGTTCAAATCCTGGGGCTATTTGCTGCTCCGTTCCCGTAGGCTCGACGCGATCAACCGACACACCAGATGCTTGTAGCTCATTGAGGGTTGCTCTGAGATCTTTAAATCTTAAATTAACTTCTGATCCGTCTTGCATCTTAGCTTTTACTAGATGCCCTTGCTTTGTTTTGTAGTGAAGAACTACACCGTCACCAGTGCTATTGTTTAGCCATACACCTTGACGCGCTAAGTTTGTGAAGGACACCGCCTCATCGATGTAGCCCTCGGCCCCAAGCACATCTAGCGGCTGTACGCCCATCTTTTCTAAGATATCTGCCCGTAAAAATTGACCAACAAGCAATCCATCAACGGCATTTTTATTAAATTCTAATGGCACAATATAAATGCCATTCGCATCATTTACGACATTTTGATACTCTGGAAACATTGCTTCAACGACATACTGCGCAGCATCTTCCATTGTTTTGCCAGTTTCCGCCATGTGGTTATAAAGTAGTTTTTCCGCTACACCCATAGCCGCAGCTATATCATCTTGCGCTTTAGAGCCGCCGCCTTGAATGAACGCGGCAGTGTAGTCTGTTAGTTTCTCTTGCAAAATTTTGTAAGTATCATTGGCCTCTGCGCCAGCAAGCTTTTTAATTTCTTGGGTAGAACGCTGAGAAATCTCCATAAGCTTTGTGTGAAGCCCTAGATCATTAGTCAGCATTGCCTCTGTAAACTCTGGCTTTAGTCCGGCCTTTGATAGCTCATCAACAAACCGCATTGAGTTTTCACCGAACGCTTCCCGGTATTGACCAAACAAAGCCACCGCCAAATCGGGGTTGTCTTGCGCTTGCCCTTCTAGCGCTGCCACAATACCCTTGGCCATGTTGCCAGACATGATTTGCCGCGCTTCCATTCTGACGCCGATTTTATCATACGCCGCTGATAGCTCTAAACCTAACGCATTTATTTCGAATGCCGCGGCTTGCAGATTACCGCCTTGCAAGGCTTGCATAGCTTTCGTTGCCCTTAAAGCCGCTTCTTTGTTTGTCTCAAGAACATACTGAGCAGGGTCAGCATTGATGCGATCCGCTCGTTTTGCCGTTTCCGTTTGGAAGTCAACAAGGCGTTTTTGCAATGCTGTTAGTTCTGCGCCGGAAACGCCATCAATTTTAGCTTGTTCGTAATCTGCGCGAATTGCCGCTTCTGCTTGCTTCACATCATTTACAGACATTGTGGACAAAGAACCATATGTCAAAACATCTTCTTTTGCATACTCAACAGATCTAAGTAAAACGTCTAAATCTTCTTCGTTTTCAGCAAAATAAATTTTAACTTCTTCATCATCGAATTGATAATCTAGCGGGACTTCCCCGGTATGTTTTATTACCTCAATGGCATTCTGAGTGCTTTCAATAAAATCGCGTTGACCGTTTGCGATCTCCCTATCAATCACATTGGAAAGCCTGTCTTTAAACCCTAAAGTTTGCTCAAAAGACATCCCTGGCAATTTGTCAGTATCTTCAAGCTCCATAAGTATGGCTTGCTTTTCCGTAACCCCAGCGGCGTTATTAAATCGATATACAATATTTTCACGGATAGCTTTATTAACGGCAGTATCAACAAGCTTTTGCGCTTTCTTTTGGTTTACGCCTCGAGTTTGAGCAGTGGCAAGCAGACTTTCGCCAGCCTTTTGAATAGCAGTTTTGCCATCTTTATCGACTTGCCCGGCCCCCTCTTGCAAAGCCGTATCCATAATTTTCTGGACGCCTTCATCTAAAATGACTTGCGTTGTTTCTGCCCATGCGGCTTTTGCTTTACGAGTAACAATCTCAGAATATCTTGTGCCAAACGAAACACTATCTTCTTGCAATCGAGCATTGAGAACACCCGCAGCCGTTGGGTCTACAACTTGCAATGAGGCAGTGTAACCATCTTGGATATCACTCATTTTCTGATTAAACACGCTCATTGCCATGTTATTTTCATCAGCTTCGGCAATAAGTGTGCGCATATCAGAACGCGCGGCAGTTTCTATTTCAACAATCGCCACACGGTTCGCCGCTTCAAACGCAGATCTCTCTGCTATTGTACGAGGCCCGTCTTGCGCTTGTAGCTGCTCTAGGACAGGAATGGCACCCTCTTGTCTCACACGCTCTTGGCCCCTTTGCTCGGCTTCACGCGCAGCTTCTTTGAAGGCAAACTCTCCCATACGATCTAACTGAGTAGATATGGCCTGTCCCAATCGGGTGGCTTCTCTTGATGCAGCAAAATCCATTCTACTAGGTTGACGAACTTTGATGCCTGTCTTTTGATATTTTGGGAGTATCGCCATCTTTTAATCCATCACGCTAATTGTCCATAGCGATATATACCGCTTGAGATCGTTCCTAGTGCTTGCACATAAGATGTTTGCACCGCTGTTTTACCAGCTTGCTCATAGATGCCAGCTTGCATTCCAGACTGCGCAATCGCAGATGTTGCATTATCTGCCGCAATGTTTGACTCAGTAATCCCATCGCCTAAAGATGCAGTCATAATAGTTCGAGCAGAACCGGAGGTTGGATCAACATTACCCGCCGCAGCTCTCGCAACGATTGCCGCTAGGGTTTCGTTAAGATTGCCCAGGATCTCTGCACCCTTTTGCTTGTATGCAATCGCCTCAGAGCGGCCCCTAAGCTTTTCTAGCTCCGCTTGTTGCCTGTATTGCTCTTGTTGCGCTCTACCTGCTTGTATCTGGCCAAATGCGCTGATTGCGCTTGATGCTAAGAATAAAGGTGCTGCCGCCGCTGACATATCTAATTCCCCACGCTAAGTTTATATTCCAGGCCCAAGACCGTCATGGGGAGCGGAACATTTTGTGTAATCGTAATCTGTCCGGTTTTCGTATAGCCAAGCATACCATGCGTCGTTTTTACGCCAGTAAATGGTTGAATTGCTGAATCCAAGACACTTTCGCCAAAGTTTCTGAATGAAACTTGCTTGTTGTTGATAACAAGATCTTTTGTGTCATTGACGAATGCATCAACCTGAACAATGCGCTTTTGAACGCCCTGGACAGTTCCAGTGTTTAATCTAGGCTCGACTGGCATTGTCCTTGCCCGGACAGTGTAATCCAAACCCAATACATATGATGTTGTTGAATCTGTAGGCAAATCCATGCGGCCAGTATGATCCGCAACCGTATCATCATCGATAATACCATCACGAATGTATTTAACAGCTCGATCACGCAAGCCTGACTCAGTAACCGTACCAGATGTTGATGTTCCTGTTACGGCACGATCTAAGGTTATATCTGGGTTGAACTTTTGAATATGGTACTCGTGCTTGATATAATCGCTTACCCAAGTTTCCCCTGCCGCATAAGCTACCCAGAAAGCCTTTTGAAACTCAAGTATCCGGTTATAAATGTAAACAACATCATTGGTTATAGTAATATTAATAATACTAGAAAAAATTTGTATTTGGGTAACTACGCCACTTCCATCAAAAGTTACAACCAAACTACCCGCGCCATAAGATTCCCAGAATGCAGCATCTAAAGAGCCTACCACTTGATTTCTGCCAAGATCAGCTCTTGGATATGAACCGCCACCAGTATCAACTTGTTCAAGCAGCCAAGCATATACACCACCATCACTTGCATCTTTGACGCCATCAGCAATATCTTTGATAGCTTTAGCAAGTCCGTCTGTAGTATTCCAATCAATGATAGGTGCTTTGACAGCGGCATAAACCTCCGTGTTTTCTACCGCTACCGCAATGAAGTCCCCGTCCGTTGTGAACTTGCTAGGAGATATTACGTTCTGCCCCACCAAAATCGAATAACAGGTCATAGACCCATCATCACCATTTACAACAAAAACCTTATCGGCCTCGTCTGTTGACGTTGATCGACGTGCTGCAAGATCTATCGGGTTTTTAATTAGGTGGGATGATAGAACAGAAAGCTGTTGGATCTGATATGCTCTTGTGTTTGACCCAAACTGAAACGCATTAAGTGATTTACCCTGGCGTTGAACAAAGATCGAAGCACCATTTAAATCCTCAACAGGAACACCTGGTTTTGATCCTTGGCGCGTTTGTGGCCGTACAAGGAAGGTGGAAGGCGTTACCGGGCTATCCTCTGACTGTATAACCACGAACTCCCCACCAGTAGTGAAGATCCGCAAGTCAGCCGATGCAACGATGTTTACAATGCTATTGAGCTGATTGGTGTTGATCGTGGCCTCTACGCCCTCATCATCCAATCCGGTGCCTGGATCAAAGTTAAAGTAATCTATAACTCGAGATCCCCAGACTGTGTTGGGCCGGGACTTAGATCCGCCAAAGTATAAGCGACCCTCATGGAAAGTTGCTGATCGAGGCCACCCCCTGGTGCTAGACCAAACATCCTCATAGCCATGTTCGCTTTCCCATTCCCCAGCGACAACAGGATTGGCATCGAAGAAAGGAACCTCCACAACCGCCTTCATAACTGTGGCACTCGAAAACTCAACGTATCTTGCCCGACCAAAAGTGCTTGTGACCTGGGCATATTCACCCACTGCCGATTCTGCAAAGGCTTCTACCTTGTATCCGGTTGTATTGTCTGGCTGTGTATCCCAGGCTGGGTAAACCGTTAGTACCTTCGTTGACGCCACATAATCCTCAACATGGCGCGTTTGGCCTGATCCAGTGCCGGATGTTAAGGTAATGAACATCCCATTGGGATCATCATCAGATGTGTAGCTTGTCGCTGCTTTGAGGGTAATTGTATCCGCTCCGCCAGCTTGGGCAGTGCCAGTGTCCGTTGTAACGGCAGATGCAGTAATCGTAATGTTACCATCAACAGCGCTGGGCGTGATTGTAAAGTTTGGTTGGTGCGTATCAAACGCATAGGCATATTGTGGCAAGTTGGTCAGCGGTAAGTTTTCCAGGGTCCAGCTTGTATCGCTATTGCGCACCAAGCGTTTTGTTTGCAGATCCTCATGGCAAAGAATAAGCGTATCAACGGCCTGTGTATATTCTAACTCATCGAGCATGGCCGCAGTGATATCTGTAGCGGTAATGTAATCGTTTCCAGATCCATTTATGTTTGTCTGTAGCGTTCCGCCCTTGAACACATAGATACGACCATTCACAAAGACCAAAAGGTAACTATCAGTAACGCTAAACTCAAACGGGATAAGCTTTACCTCTGTAAAGGTTTCTCCCAGGTTATAGATAAATTCTAGGCCATCCCTACGCTTTAGGCCACCTTGTGGCTGCACAATGACATTCAGTGCCTCCTCGAGGGCGTTCTGATACTGATCGAGATCTGTACGCGCTCTAAGTAGTGGGTCCAGTTCACCAACTGAGAAGTTTGTTTGAAACTGTGTAACGCGCATTTAGCTTCTCACTTCAACTAGCGAATAATCCTCAACGATCTGTGTTGCCTGGCCACGGCCATCGATGTTCATTGCCTTTCGCATTTCACCGCCGCGTCCGTTTTCACCGGGGTTTCCGTATGCTTTTGCATAGAAATATTCTGCCTTAGATCCTTGGTCTGTTATGACAATCGCCAATTCAGATGCCAGGGCAAACTTTAGTAGCTGCACAAAATAAGGCGGCATTTTGCTTTCTGTTACCGTTTGTTGATAGTCGATATAAACGGTTTCCATGTTGGTATAGAGCTGATCGCCATATATCTCCCAGCCATAGCGCCGGGGGCGTTCAGTAGTCCCGCTTGTTTCAAAGACAGCTAGAACACCGGAAAGCATATCTCCGGGAAGCTGATAGGCATATTGCCATTCATTTGTCGGGGCAGTGGATAGCCGGGATATCTGCGTCTTGGTAATTGACCAGGACCAAATATAAGAACTTAGGACCGAATCCCTGATATCTGGATAAAGTCGATCACACACCAGGGCGGCGTCAGTGCCTTCCGTAAAAGACGAAATAGGGGAAGCGCCCAAGAGGACTAAAGCATCCGAACAAATTGAAACGTCAGTATCACCAGTTGCCATTATAACCCTCCAGGTAAGTGTAAGGGGCCACCGGAGCAGCCCCTCGGAGTATTAGTCGCCGTCTGTTGCGGCTAGTGTTGTCCCGTCAGCAACGTCCACAACTCCACCAGTGTTTGATAGAACTTGTGTCAATGTGCTTACGCGAGTGCCACCAGTAGATGAAACAACGTAGATCAAGTCACCGATTGCCAGAGTGTCTGACATATCATTGAAGTAACCTTCAGTGTTCACTGTCGCAATAGTGTCAGCGGTTTGGTATGTATAGATAACAGGGGCATTGCCTTTTTTGCCTGGACCCCCATCACCAAAACCTGTTTTATCAAAAGCCATTGTTCAGTCTCCTTATTCAGTACATGAGATCTTGACGATGCCTTCGTCGTCAATCGCAACCGCACCCGCTGAGAACATTGAACTTACTAGGAACGATGTTTTCTCTGGGATGTAGTTTACTTCTGACTTCTGAGACATTGACTCAGCATAACCCATTGAATCCTGGTGCCATGCAAAGCAAGAACGTGTAGATGGTTTTGGAACACCACCTTCGTCACGATCACCCATTGTGATGATGTTGAAGCCCATGAACGTGTTGATCTCGCCACGAACAAGCGCTTTTACTGTAGCGAAATCAGAAGATGTTGTTTCTGTTTCACCTAGTAGAGCGTCAAGCTGTGATGAGTGCATCAACAGGTGACGGCCTTCCGCTGGTACGTTTTTCTCGTTCAACGCTTTTGCGGCCGCACGAAGCTTGTCGATGTTCATGTTTGACGCCGCGCCACCAACAGATGTTGCCACTGTGGATGGTGAAGATGCAGCGTTTAGAGCGTCGATGCAGATCTGGTCCATACGACGAGCGATTGACTTAGATACAACCTGAACCAGCTCACGGCGCTCATCAAAGTTCACATGTGATTGGTGGAAGATATCTGAGTATTCAGCCGCAATATAGTCTGTCATTGTCGCTGTTACTTGTGAATAAGTCACGTTCAACGGTGTAACGTCTGTTTGTGGAACGCGAACTGTGGCAACACCTTTACCGATTTTCGGGAATTTTACAGTGTTACCTTGGACACCTGAGCGTGTACGCATGGTGCCGCGAAGTAGGGCTTCGCCCTGATATGCCTGTTTAACTTCTTCATCAAAGAGAGTTACAAAGGCGTTAGTAATACTCTGCGCCATAGCAGAAGCCTCCTATAGAGTTTCCATTAAAACGCTTACTGTTAGCCGATGTATCTCGGGCAGTCGCTTGCGCGAAAGTGGCCGCGCCAACCAGTGGTTTACCACATCAACGGGCCGCGCAGCGGTTAGCCGTTACACCACATATACACGCAAGTCTGCCATATTGCAACAATATCTAGCTGTTGGCCGCTGCCCATTGTTGTTCAATCTTTGTGCGCCATACCGGATCACTCTGCCATCGAGGGTCTGCAATAGCCTGGCGAAGATCTTGGACATTCATTTCTGGCGTTGCAACAACGGGTTCTGTCGGTATGCCTTCGTTAGTATATCCTTGGATAAACTTGACCATCGCATTGATGCTATCGGCATTATTTAGACCAATCGCTAGTGCTTCACGCTCCGCCTGGTTAAGAGGCGCTTTCTTGATATGGTTTTCAAGATAGGTGATCTTTTCTTGCGCTCTTGCCCCCAGCTTTTGCATTTCTTGCTGTTGGTCATACTGCATGGCTTGCTCTTGATCCCCGGTCATTTCCAGAATGTTGCCAGCCAATTCCTCAAACGCCTGTTGAGATATGCCATATTTCTGCGCCCAGTCCTGATACGCCTGGACAGTCGGATCTTCCAGATCGAGACCTCGATCAACCAAATCCTCCATGTTGTAGCCATCTTCCGGAGCTTTATGCTTCCCGGCTTTGAAGGCTTTTTCCAATTCGGCATAGCTTTTTGCAAGTTTTTCGACATCGGGTCCATCCTCATCCCAAAATTTCTGTGGATAATAATCAGGCCGCTCTAACGGCTCATCATCATCAACATCATTAAAGGATGCATCCTCTTGTGGCTCGTGGACCGGAATAGGTGCTTCTTGTGTTGGCGCTTCTTGTTCTTGCTGAAAGTTTACAAGCCCTTCCTGGGGCGCTTCCGCTTCTGCTACTTGTGTCTCATCAGACATTGTTTGACCTTTCTACCCTGCGCTCGATCAGGCGAACAAGCTCGGCCATGCCAGTTCTGACATATCCGTGACTTGCATCCTCACCTGGGAACCAGGATGGTTGTTCGATAGTTATCTGCCGCAAGTGACTTAACACCTTTTGGCCTTCCTCAGATTTAAAGAGCCGACCATACAATAGATCGATCTCATCCGCCTTTGGCGGTTCAGCGAATGCTGGACTTAAACCTTCCCACCCTTCGACTGAACTCATTGCATTGCCCCCGCGACTTGCTCATCGCCTGGCAACGCTTGTTGCTGTTCTGCCATCATCTGTTGCTGCATTTGCATCATCATCATTTGCTGTTCTTCCGCTGTGTTAAGAACGCGCTGATCGATGCCCATTTTTTCAGCAATGAATGCAATGGCCTCTTGCGTATTGATTGCTGTTTGCCCCGCTGGACCCATAGCCTGGGCGATCTGCATAAAGTTTAGCACCTTGTTTACTTCTTCCATCTTTGGCGCTTCTGCCAATGGAGATACGGGTGTTACCTTGATCTGAACGCCGTTGACCTTGAGTGGTAGATCGATCAAGCCCTGGCGATCCAGGACAAACAAGATCCGCGCGATCAATGGGTTCATAATCTCTGTCATTAATCGACCAAACGCAGATCCCAGGTTTGTTGCCAGTTCTGCCTGGCGCTGGGCAATCTCTGTCGCTGATCGAGCCGACATTGTATCTGGCGGCAACGTATCATCCATCATCATCTTTTTGATGTTGACCCGTAAATCCTGGATTACAATCTGACTTGTATTGAAGTCCCCGGCTCTAGGGAGGGGAGCCAGGGACGCGCCCCCTGGGCCACCATTCCGAGCGACAGGAATGATTGCTCCTGGCTGTATCTTGATGTTTTGCGGATTCAGTACGCCATCATCCGCAGCAAGGAAAACACCAGAAATCGCCAAGCTTGCGTTTTTCAACACCAGCTCGAGGGTCTTATTCAGCGTCTTAATATCAGCGATAGCGTCTACTAATGGCCCACGGCCATAAACTTCCCCGGCTGTTTTGCTGTATCGCGCAACAATGAATGGGCTTGACTCCATTTCACGATAGACAAGCTCCTGTGCCTTTGCTGGCCAGATTACATGATAGTGATATCGACCCGTTTCCTGATCAAAAATAATTGCATCGAATAGATCCAGCTCCTCACTTGGGCGGCGGATCATTGCATCCTCAAGCTCTGGTGTCATTTGAATGTCTGGGAACTCGCGCTGTATCGCTTCTGCCTTAATGCGTAACTTGCGATAGACGTTATCGATAGTGCCGTTTGCACCTTCCTCGATTGCAACCAGGTATTGCGGGACCGCTGTAAAGCGAACGGGTGTAACCTCGTCACCAGGCATTACCATCATCACGGCTGTACCTACGCAGAGATCGAGCAGAAACTCACCCATTGCCAGGTCAAAGCTTGTCTGACGTAGCTGATCGAACATGATATCAACGTATGCGTCCAGGATCTCTTGCGCTCGAGGGCGCTCCTGAACCGGGATAGCCATACCAGGCTCTAGCTTGCACCAGTGACGGTTAGGCGGGAATAGTCCGGCTTGCATCCGGTTTGCAAAGCGCTTGGTTGAGGACATCGCTGTAGAGTCAAAGACGCGCTGCATCTTGCTCTTGCCGGGGGTTTTGCCTTCCCAATATCCGCCATAAAGATTGCGCTGTGGTAGGGCATATTCGTAACAATCTTCATAGATTGTGCGCCATTCGTCTTTTCGCGCTTGTGCCTTAGCTTCGCGCTGCATCACTTCTTTTACGTTTAGCTTAGGCATTCTGATTCCTCTTACTTATGGCAGCGGCTTTCTTTCGTGCATCCGCTTTTGACGAAGCACCCCAGGCACGGAGGGATAGTAGCAGCCGGGTGGGATTTCCCTGACTATCACGCTCCGGCCCAGGGTTCCCCGCCATCCGAGCCAGGAAGGACGCCCGACGAGGATTGTCGCCTTTCTTCACCGGAGGTTTCAGGTTCGATCCTGTTGTCCGTTTGAAGTAGGCCCGACCAGCGGCGTTTAGACCGCCTTTAGGATTTTGATGCGCTTTTTTTACCACGGGTTGTTGCTTTCTTTTTTGGAGCCGCTTTTTTCTTTGGAGCTTCTCCGCCTTCCCAGGCTTCGTTTACATCAGGGGTTGATGGATCATCTGCGATAAGCTGACCCTTATCGTTTCTTGCGCGTTTTGGTTCATCCGCTTCCTTGCGATATACGCGGGGATCATCTTTGATTTTGGTCATGATACATTCAAAAGTGTCGCAATTTTCTTTCTCAGGGCTGCAACTCTTTCGCCTTTCTCTTTTTCAAACTTTTTCCTGGCAACTTGGCCCAAGCGTTTACGTTCTGCTAGTGCTGCCGCTTTGCGTTGCGCTCGTAGCTCGGCCTCTGTTGGCTGTCTTGGTGCTGGCGTTGAGTTATCATCGTTGCCGTAATCGGTTCGACCAGCAGCTTGTCTTAGACGTTTTGTTCTAGCGGTTCGAGCTTCGTACTTATAATCTTTTTCTTTGAGTCCAGTTCCCATCATAACATCACTTATGATGCCACTACGCACTCGGCTGACTGCACCAAGCAAACCACCAGTATTTTTAAATCTTTGCCTAGATAGCGTTGCGGATACCTTTGGGCTTCCGCCTCGTTTTTTCCCTCCGCGACTGCCAGCCATTACGAACCGCCGCCTAATTTAGTAGTCCCGCCGGATGTTCCTGGGCCTTCTCTGCGTAGAGGAGAGAATAATAAGCGCATACCGCCAGTGCGTAGCATTCTGCGTCTGCGCTGCGCCCCGGTCATTTCTCGACGCTCTTGCGCTTCCGCTCGTTCCTCTTGTCTCTTTTGAGCTTCGGAAACTTCTGGTGCCGGAGCCTGTTGAACTATGGTTCTTGAACCGCCAAATCCGCCCATCTACTTAAACCTCGCCATAGAATAATAGTCGGCCCCCTCTGGGCCAAACTTTCTTAATTTGCACTCTACCTCAAAATATAGTGCTTTGGCAAACCTTAACGCTACCATATGTTGATCTTTTACAAATATCTGCATCCTAGTGATACCGTAGTTGTCAAATGCATCCTGTAGTGTAGCCCTTGCACCCACCAAAGTAGTACGCGCATGATTGTCTAGTCCTTCGCCAGGAATAAACCAGCATTCGACTAGGTGCGGCCATATCTGTCGCAGCCCATAACAGGCAACAATCTTACCCCTGCCGATTGCGGTGAAAGACCATCCAGGCTCAGAAATGTCGTAGATATAATCCCGATACCCCGAAATCACACGTTCATACTCCTGTTCGTGCGGCCCAAGCTTAATTAGATGCAAATGCTCTCGCTGCAACGGCACAATGTGTTCATCTGGCCGCATCTTGAACGTAGGAATCTGTATGAGTGACATCAGAATATATTAAAATCTGTATTTGCAGTCATGGCCGGAGCCTGGGCAAATCCGCTGCCGTAAGTTCCCCGGCGCAATCGACGTTGTTCTCCGCCGCCCAGCATAAGATATCCGAACGCATCCCCGCAGTGTGAGTGTTCGTTCTTAACTGGCGCGTCCTTGAACCGTTCTTGCCCAGCGCCCAGGGATTGCCTCTTGAAGAAGTAGCCACCGCTCAGAGATTTACGCAGACGAATACACTTTTTATCGACCATCAGCCCAGGTTTCGAGTTTACCAGGCGTGACATCGGCCCCGCGCCAGCTTCCCGGCGTACCTGGAAGGCGTTACTTTCTGTCGGTTGTGCCTTGAAACCAATGGATCGAAGGTGATCGAAGGCTGTAACCTCATAGATCTCGTCGCGTTTATTACCCGCAGGGTCGCCCCAGATCATTATTTCATGCTTAGAATATCGCTCCGCGATCCTGCCGAGAAGCTCTTGGCCAAATCTTTCCAGGCCCATATCGAACGTCACAAGTTCATCGATGATCCGCCAAGATCCCGCCGTTGTGCGCTGCCCAAAGATCGCAGCCGGGGTTAAACCAAAGTCAACACCGATCTGTATTGGATAATATGGATCTACCTCGACATCCCCAGACATAAGCTCATCATCATACTCTGGCCATACGGGACGCCCCTCTTGGACAAATGTGTACATGCCTTGCGCATAACACCTGATCCAATCGGCATTCTTACCACCGAGTAGCTGTTGATAGTATCCAGGCGGGAGATTGTTGCTGTTTTCCGCGTTGGGATTAACTTGCCACCATTTACCACCAGAGAATACAAATCCTTGCGCATCAGGGTTCTCCTTTGGGATATCTTCTTTCTTGGGAAGTATGACACCGCCAGGCTGTCGAAAGAATGACCAAGCAAACTTGCCCGTGATCGGGTTCTTTTCTGCAAGCTCATGCCACCAGTGATCACTGTCCGGCGGGTTCGTATCCATCCAGATCCCGTACCAGGTAGGACCGCCATCGGATTTCGTAGGATATCGCCCGACCCGGTGCGTCAATCCATCGATCACGGCCTTGGGAAGCTCTCGAGCCTCGTTCACCCAGGCACCCGTAAGTTCCAGGGACAACAGTTTCCGCACATCTTGCGGCGAAGAAAGCGCCATAAAGATAACTTCACAATCAATCCCAGGGATATCGCCCCGCGTAGGAATACGAATGTGGTGGGAAATCGGCGGCTGCCAGCGCATTGATCCCCAGGTATCTTCGGGAAATAGCTCTTGCCAGGTCTTAATGGTGGTCGTGCGCAGCTCGGGATAAGTATTACGAACGATAACAAAGCGGGAATAGCGGATACCGTCGCGCGGGCTAGGTCGTTGCCTCACTGCCCTAAGCATTATCTCGGCTGCACAGCCATAGGACTTACCCGAACCAACTGGACCCATCAACCCCCTAACGAAGCTATCGTCATGTAAAAACTTCCAAACAGTCGGACTGTTCTCGAAATTCAAATCAAGACTTGGAATATCCATTTTTCATCACCCAAAGAATGCCAGCGGCCAAGATGCTGATTGCAAGCTTACCAAATATTTGCCCTTCGATATAGGCCAGAGATCCAAACGCAATGTAAAGAAACACTACGCTATCAAATATTGCCCCAACTAATCCTGAAACTGCTATCGCTAATTCCCGGCTTTTCTGTCGAACTTTTGTATATGCAAAGAAATCCACAAGTTCCGACACTCCAAACGCTAATATGCTTGCAATCGCAATGAACGGGTCTGCCAATAAGTAGGACAGCACCGCGCCAATTAAAATTGCAAACAAAGACCACTTGGTTCCGAGGTGTTCTTGAACCTGATCGCGCAAAACAAGTGCTGCACCCACCATCAATACGCCGCTCGGTGCAGTCATTCCAAACCCAACAGGGATCATGCAAGGCCCATCAGGAATACAAAACGTCCCAATATTCCCGATCATCCAGTTTGCTAGCGGTATCGTTGCGATATATCCACCTAGATACGCCCAGGGCGTCAGCCCACCATTTCCAACAACGGTTGTTGCTTTAGTTTTTGTAACCATTCTTCTATCTTTCCCTTCCTGTTATCCGGCTCAAATGCCAGATAGGTTCCATCGACGCTATCGCATCCTATGGCCGCTGCCAATCTCATTCGTTTAAATGAGTTTACACGGCCCATGTGGACCCACTTCCCACGCTTTTTTGCTTCAGAAGCTATATCCGCAGCAATAGGTCCAAGCTTCCATTCCGTAGACCCACCAATAAATATCGCATCCAATTCATCCCAGCGAATTTGATCCGGCGTTTCTCCGTCCTGAATTACAAACGCAGCCTTAAATCCAAGCTCCCGTATCTTTGGAAGCATAGGATAACTGCGGTCTCTCGTTTTTTCAGCATCCCCAACAACGTCAGGCGCAGCCGCAAACAGACAAGATCCTCGATCAAGCTTATCCAACCATGCTAGATAACCCTCATCGCTATACTTTTCCGATTGAACAAAACACCCGTTATCTGCCGCGAATAGGCTATGACCTCGCAAAGATTGCTTGCCAGCATTAAAACTTAGCATCACACCCAAGCTATCAGTGCATTTAACCTTTTTCCCGCTCAGGTAAATCATCTACCACCTCGGCATATTCTGTGGTTGCCGGACCCTTCATGTTAATCCCAACGATTGAGGGCTTATCGCTTTCCTTCTCTGGATTATCCAGAAACCCAGCCGCCTTAGCCAAGACACGCAACACCGCAACCTTATCATGCAACTCTATCGCAACCCGGCCATCCGGCATTGGCGTGATCTTCTTGATCGCCCTCAATGCATAATCCGGGATATCTTCCTGTTTCTTCATCGTACCATCAAGATTCATTATCTCAGTGATCGATGTGGTCCCAAGAGCTATTAGCTCCTGGGCAACGGCTTCCTTGTGGTTCTCTAATGTCTCACTCGTCTTTAATCGACGCTGCGCAACACGGATGCCACCAAAGCGGCCAATCGGTGTTTGCCTGGTTCGAGCCATTAGAACGGGATCTCATCATTCATGCCGCCAGAACTATTTTGCGGAGAAGATTGATCTTGTTTCTGACCACCGCCAGACCCATCATCCTCAAACAAGCTAATCCAAACCTCACCATTCTCATCAGGCAATGGCAGCGCATTCAGCTTAATCCGCGTTCCCTTGCTATCAGACCAACCAATGCCCAAACGTACCCAATCAGTCTTGTCTGGATCATTGCGGCGTTTCTGTGGCTGCACCACTCTCAATTTTTTTTTCATAACTCGTCCTTCCTAGTTGAGTGCTTAAGGTATCGCACACCCATGCGGAAAATTCCAGAAAATATTTTTGTGGGGGACTGTAGCAGTAGCAGCAGGGGGTGGGGGGCAAGGGGTCGCATGTGCGCGGGCAGCGCGGGCGGGCAAGCGCGGGGGCGGGTGTTACTGCCTACCTAGCGCGTAGGGATCGCACGGCCTGTGCTAGGGGATCGTTTCTCTTGGGTGTACTGGTGCCAGTGGCTTTGGCTACAGGGTTTGCAAAGTATCCTATGCCCCGTGCATAGTCTCTCAGGTTCTTGCGGCAGTAGTCCCAATGGCTTTGGAGGATGGTTGCCCATTGCTCACGGGTTAATCCGTTCCTGATCCATGATGCCATAACATCGA